ACGTATACGGATCATCCGGTCAGGGTGATCGAGATCAACGGGGATCCGTTCTTCGTCGGAAAGGATGTGGCGGAGGTCCTGGGATATTCCAATCCCCGCGATGCCCTTCGGAAGCATGTCGATGATGAGGATAAGGGCGTAGCGAATTGCGACACCCCTGGCGGAATGCAGGAGCTTACAGTAATCAACGAGTCGGGGCTGTACAGCCTGATCCTTCAGAGCAAGCTGCCGTCAGCCCGTGCCTTCAAACACTGGGTTACGTCGGAGGTGCTTCCCTCTATCCGGAAGCACGGGGCTTATCTGACACCCACGACGATGGAGAAGGTCCTGGCGGATCCCGACTTCGGGATCACCCTCCTGCAGGAACTGAAGGCGGAGCGGAACAAAGTCTCTGCTCTTCAGACGACAGTGGCGGTACAGACCCAGCAGATTGCGGAGATGAAGCCGAAGGTCGGGTACTACGATATCGTGCTTCGGAGCCCGTCACTTGTAAAAACCTCTGTCATCGCGAAGGACTATGGCATGGGAGCGCCTACGTTCAACCGGCTGCTGAAGAAGCTGGGCATCCAGTATAAGCAGGGTGATATCTGGCTCCTGTACGCAAAGTATCAGGATAAGGGATATACCTCGACGGAAACCTACCACTACACCAACGAAAGGACAGGAGAACCCGGTACTCAGTGCTGGACGAAGTGGACGCAAAAGGGACGGCTCTTCCTCTACGAAACCCTGAAGGCGGAGGGCATCCTTCCCACCATAGAAAGGGGGGCAGCATGAGGGTCTTCATTTGCTCGCCCTTTGCGGGTGATACCGTCCGCAATATTCTCCGCGCACAAGGCTACTGTCGAAAGGCAGTAGCCGAGGGCCATGTTCCATATGCTCCGCACTTGTATTTCACGCAGTTTTTGGATGATAAATCTCCGCAGGAACGGGAGAAAGGCATGAAGCTTGGGCTTTCCTGGCTTTCGTATTGCGACGAAATGTGGGTGTTTGGAGAGCTGTCACCGGGCATGCAAACAGAAATAGCTTACGCAGCGGAACACCAGATTCCGATCCGGTATTTCCCTGCAGAACAGGAGGATCATTTTGATGACTGAATTCAAGGTGGCATTTGGCGAAAACCGCCAGGCCAAGAAGTGGAAGAATGGCACGATCACACTGGATGAACTGCGTGACAGGTTGAAGAACACCTTCCGCACAGCGGAGACACAGGCGGAGTATCAGAAAATGAAGAGCGCCGGGCGCAGCGCGGCCAAGGACAAAGGCGGGTTCGTCGGCGGGGTGTTGAAGGACGGTGTCCGCAGCGCGGTTACCGTGGTTGTTCGATCTTTACTGACGTTGGATGTGGACAATGCATCCTTAATATTTCTGGACGAGTATCTTGCCTTGTGCCCCTTCGAAACCCTGATCTATACCACGCACGGCCATATGCCATCGGCTCCCCGTTACCGCCTTGTCATCCCGCTGACGAGAGATATTTCTCCGGAGGAGTATAACGCGATCACCCGTTACTACGCGGCGGAGCTTGGGATTGAGATGTTCGATACCTGCTCCTTTACCCCGTCCCAGCTGATGTTCTGGCCTACGACCTCGTCGGATGGTGAATACATCTTCCGGGAGGTGGAGGGAGAGGCCCTCGATCCCGATCTGTATCTTTCTTCTCATCCTAACTGGAAGGATCCGCTGACGCTGCCGACCTCGTCTAAAGAAGCTCCACCTCACGAAGGCAAGGGAAAGGTCGAAGACCCGCTCACCAAAGAAGGCATCGTCGGTACCTTCTGCCGGGCGATGGGCACGATCCAGAACGCGATAGACCTGTATCTTTCTGACGTATATGAAAAGGTCCGGGATGACCGGTATCACCTGATTGGAAGCAGTAGCGGCCCCGGCGTGCAGATTTATGATAACAAGCTGGCCTACTCGAACCATGCGACTGACCTTGCTGCACGTCAGACCTGCAATGCCTTTGACCTGATCCGGCTCCATAAGTTCCCGGATGAAGACCCAAAGAAAAGCTTCACAGCAATGTCCGAGTGGGCGGCATCCCTGCCGGAAGTATCACGCCTGCTCCTGGAGGAGAAGCAGAAGGAAGCGACAGCCGCCTTCGACGCGGATGATTCCAACTGGCAGGACAGGCTGCTCCGGGATAAGCACGGAAACCTTATAAACAGCCTGCATAATCTGGGACCGGCTGTATGCTGCGATCCAGAATCCGTATGGTGTCGCCGGTGTCATGGGCAATTTCATGGCAGAGAGCAGCCTTCGGGCGAACAATCTCCAGAACAGTTATGAAAAGTCTCTGGGAATGACCGATGAGCAATATACCTCTGCTGTGGACAATGGCTCATACACAAGTTTTGTCCATGATTCTGCCGGATATGGGCTTTACCAGGCAACGTACTGGTCGATCAAGGAAAGCCTGCTGAACTTTGCCAAGGCAAGCGGCAAATCCATCGGTGACCGGGATATGCAGGTCGATCACTTCCTGAAAATGATGAAGGAAGATTATACGCCTATCTGGAAGGTGCTGACTACAGCGACAACAGTTCGGGAAGCCACCGATGCTGTACTGCTGAAGTTCGAGCGTCCTGCGGATCAGAGTGAGGCAGTTCAGGTAAAACGCGCCGGTTATGGTGAGGAATTCCTGAGTAAGTATGGAACAGCATCGCCTGCAAAGGATCAGTCGGAGACAGAGCAGTTGTCCGCTACTCATGCGAAGTATATCAACTCGACCGGGACACACTATATTTCCAACAGTGGTTCCGATGAGAACGGCGCTTACTCAGGCGGTCAGGCAGGTGACCAGACCGGAAAAGAGTGGCGTATGCGGGATTGGTACAGCCGTCCCTGGACCTGTGTGCTCCGGTATCCGGACCAGAAGGTCGCACTGAAACTTGCCCAGCTTGCTATCGATGCTGCGCTGAATGATCACATCGGATACGACCAGAGCCAGAACAGAACGTATCTGACACAGCTGAAATCAGTGGGATGGGAGCCGTCCAAGATCACAGTGAACTGTGAGGCCGACTGCTCGGCAGGCGTTTGCGCCAATGTAACGGCGGCAGGGTATCTGCTCGGCATCAAAGCCCTCCAGAATCATACCGGCACCTATACCGGGAATATGCGTTCAGCGCTGACAAAGGCTGGTTTTCAGCTGCTTACGGATACCAAATATCTGACCAGCGGTGATTATCTGCTGCCCGGCGACATTCTCCTGAATGACGGCCATCATACCGCCACTAACGTGACTATTGGCAAGAAGGTCAAAGGCGATTGGAAACCCGGAACGACCGTGCCGGTAACACCGGATGAGCCTGCGCCGACGAAGTATTATCGCGTCCGTAAGAGCTGGGCGGAGAAGTCCAGTCAGATTGGAGCATTCACGGTGTTCCAGAACGCGAAGAACTGCGTTGACGCCAATCCCGGTTATGCCGCCTTTGACGATAATGGCAATCAGGTATATCCGGCTGTTCAGACCACCTTCACACCTTACCTGGTGAAGGTCTCCATCACCGACCTCAATTACAGGAAGGGCCCGTCCACTTCCTACGCCTCCTACGGCTATATCCCCGTGGGCGTCTACACCATTGTTGATGAGCAGGACGGCTGGGGCTTGCTGAAGGCTTATGCAGATCAGCGAAACGGCTGGATCAGCCTCGCGTATACCAAGAAACTTTGACCTTTTGAGGGGGAGCATAACCGCTCCCTCTCGCCTTTTTACATCGAATAATCCGGGGTACATTGAACGAATTCTGCACTCATAATCGGCCGAATTTTCGTTCAAAAAGACCCGCTTATTATAGGTAGAAATATCGAAAAACAAGTTGAAATGTACGGGCAAAAGAGTGATTAATACACTACCTCAAGAGAGGAAAACGGGTGCGTAGGCACTCGGAAAGGAGCACCAGAATGAAGAAGATCAAAACAGCGGCATACTGCCGCGTTAGTACGGATAAGGAAGTACAGGAAGGCTCCTACGAGCTGCAGGTCGCGTACTTTACCGACTTGATCAATGCCAACCCTACCATGGAGCTTGTGGGCATCTACGGTGATAAGGGCAAGAGCGGACTGAAAATTTCCGGCCGCCATGGGCTGCAGAAGCTCATGGATGATTGCAGGGCAGGTAAGATCAACCTGATCCTCACAAAGTCCATTTCCCGGTTTGCCCGCAACATGGCGGAGTGCGTGGAGATGATCAGAGAGCTTAGAAGCATTGGTGTGAACATCATTTTCGAGGAGCAAAACCTGAATACGCAGGACGAGAAGAGCACGCTCGTTCTGAACATCCTCGCGGCGATTGCGGAAGAGGAAAGCCACAGCATCAGCCAGCATGCACTTTTGGCTCACGAGCAGTACGCGCTTGAAGGCAGACCCTTCGGCAGGATTTCCTTCGGCTACAAAAACGGCGGGAATCACCAGTGGGTCATAAACGAGGAAGAAGCCCCGCTGGTCAGAAAAGCCTTCGAGATGATAGATGAAGGAAAGCACTACGCAGAAATTCGAAGGACGCTGAATGAGATGGGCAGCATCACCTGGAGCCAGAGCAGACTGAGGTACCTGCTGACAAATGTGGTTTACAAGGGTGATTACTACTCGCACAAAACAATCTGCCTGGTTCCTGGAAAACAGGTCATGAATAAGGACTACAGGGACAGGATTTACATTGAAGAACATCATGAGCCGATTGTGAGCCCGGAGCTTTTCGACCGGGTGCAAGAACGGATTACCAGCGGAGCTATGAGTAGGAGGAGCGCATGAGAACAGTAACGAAGATTGAGCAGCCAAAGGCTGCATCACGCAAACGGGTCGCCGCATACTGCCGTGTGAGCACAGATAAGGACGCCCAGCTCGAAAGCCTGGAAAACCAGATGGAGGCTTTCCGGTTCAGAGCGGCACAGCGTGGGGACTGGGATCTGGTACAAATTTATGCGGACGAAGGCCTGAGCGGAACTTCGGTAAAAGGCAGGGTACAGTTCCAGCAGATGATCGAGGACTGCAAAGCTGGGACGATCGACTACATAATCACGAAGAGCATCAGCCGATTCGCCAGAAACACTGTGGATACCCTCCAGACGGTCAGAAAACTGCAAAGCTACGGTGTTCAGCTTTTCTTTGAGAAGGAAGGAATCGATACGGCAGACTCCCTATCGGAAATGGTCCTGACCATCATGGCATCCTTCGCCCAGGAAGAGAGCAGGAGCATCTCGGAAAACGTGAAGTGGGGCATCCGGAAGAGGTTTGAAGCAGGGCATGAAGTTAAGGTTCCCCTTTACGGCTTCTACCACACAGATGATGAGCTTTTTCTGATCCAGGAGGATGAGGCGGCGGTTGTTCAGGAAATCTTCGCCCGCTACGTTCACGGCGAAGCTCCGATGGACATCGTAAACGACATGACCGTAAGGGGCGTCAAGCCCCCTGCAGGAAGTCACTGGAAGCGGCTGCAGCTCGACCGGATGATCACAAACGAAAAGTATGCCGGCGATGTGGTCCTGCAGAAGACCTACATTGAAAACCACCTCGACCACAGGCAGATCCGAAACAAGGGTGAGGTTCCGATGTTCCATGTTGAGAACGCGCATGCCGCGATCATTGACCGGCACGTTTTCGATCAGGCGCAGAAGATCAGGAGCATGCGTCAGGTACAGAACGGGAACAGCACCTACCCTTACGGTGAAACGCTCAGGTGCCCGCATTGTGGAAAGCCCCTGGTGCATGGGAGCCTGAACAACTTTTACTATGACGGCTCGAAGATCCAGAACGGCGGCTGGGGCTGTTACAGCGAGGGTGGATGCGGAGACTACCTGGTCATCCAGAATGTGCTGGATGAGGCGCTGATAAAAGCATATCAGGAAAAGTACGGTGAGGCAAAAGAAACCGTAGAATTCTACTGGCTGGATGACAGCGTGGAAGAGATCCGGTTAGGCGAGGACCAGATCACCATTAGATGGCGGGACGGGGAGACAAGCGTTGTGGAGATGGATTTCTCTGAAGAACGCTACTGCCCATCCCGCTATTCTGTTTTCTACAACGATTTTCTGGATCGCGTGAGAAGCGGTGAGAAGAAGAATAAGTACCGGTTCCTGATGGGGCTTGCAGCAGTTTAAGGAGGGCATCATGAAGATAAGCAGAATTCCTGCGAAGCGGGAGAACAAGAAGGTGCGGGTCGCGGTTTACTGCCGCGTCAGCACAAAAAAGGAGGAGCAGGAAGACAGCCTGGAAGAACAGCAGGCGGCCTACACCGAGCTTATCAGCCTCCGCTCCGATTGGCAACTCGTAGGCGTATACGCAGACAGCCTTTCCGGTCTCAGCGCCGAGAAGCGGCCGGAATTCATGAGAATGATCGATGCGGCGATGGGTTGGAATATCGACCGGATCCTCTGCAAGAGCGTCTCCCGCTTTTCCCGTAACGTAGCGGAATGCAAGAAGTACGCCGATCTGCTGAGAACACGGAATGTTGCCGTGGAATTTGAGAAGGAAAACCTGCGGACCGACGATCCGACCAGTTCGTTCATCTTCTCCCTCATGGCAGCCATTGCGGAAAACGAGAGCCGCAGCATTTCCGAAAACATCCGCTGGGGGTATCAGGAGCGGTTCAAGCGCGGCGAGTTCAACCTTGGCAACAACCGCATCCTCGGATATGACACGGTAAACAAAAAGCTGGTACCGAATAAGGACGCGGATATTATCCGGCTCATCTACACACTGTTCCTTCGGGACGTGAGCATTGACGAGATTATCCGGACACTTACTGACCTCGGTGTGAAGTCGAGGAGCGGTAATCCCCTCAGCCGTAATGCCATCCTTTACATTTTGAAAAACGAGACCTACAAGGGCGATAAACTGCTTCAGAAGCAGCCGCCGAGGGACTTCATCACCAAGAAACCTGACCCGACGATCCCCTTTGAAAGCAACTATCTGGAAAACGATCATGAAGCGATTGTGAGCAGGGATGTGTGGGACGCAGTACAGAAAAAGCTGGATGAGAATAAGCTGATGGAAGAAGTGGTTGGTCACAGAGGTGGTCAGCCACATTCTTTATATGGGAAAGTTTTCTGCGGCGAATGCGGTGCTCCGATGACCAGGCGGACAGTCAACGGCCAAGGAGGGCAGAAGATCAAAACCTGGATCTGCCGTGACAAACGGAAAGGGACAGGCTGTAAGGGGCGGAACGTGAAGGAAGAGGAACTGCTGAAGTTTGGAGACGCAGCGCGGATTGTGGTCAAAGATGATGGGATTGAGATTCTGTAA